CTTTTCTTCGTGATATTCTCTCAACTAAGCCTATGAAACTGTATATCCCTAAAAACGAAATGTCCAATCTTGACATGATCTGGGCTTTTTTTCTTTTTTTTGTTGTTGGCAAGGTCAGTTTTGAGCATGATTTGGTTAATACAGATACGTTCTTTGCCTCTGGTAGAAAACAAGACTATAATGATCAACTCACAATTGCTCATAACACCATGAAGGTGAATGAAATTATCAATCGCCCTGAATTCGTTGCTGCTGGACCTCTCAATGAAACACATCCCAATGAATCTATCCCTTCAGATCTTCCCAATGCTGCTATTCTCTTCCCTGAACTTCCCCTCTCTGATGAACCTCAATCATCACTTCCCTCTTGTGAACCTGAATCTAAGAAGAAGAAACCTTCCTCTAAAAAAGTAACTTTCGTCCATCCTGCCACTCCACTTCCTAAGAAAATTGTGGCCAAGAAGGCACATTCTGAATCTCTCTTTGTTGAAAAAGTTGCATCTCTTGAGGATAAAATCTCTTCTATCTCTGACACTCTTATGACTCTTCTTGCTGCTTCTGGTGAGGCCAAAAAGAAAGGTAAATGGATTGACTCAACTTCTGGTATTCCCAAGGAATATGGCACTCCAACAATTATTGAATATGATGGTAATGCTCATCTTAGAAACAGACCTTCCGCTCTTAGAGAGGACCAAATGGATCCTGAACTCTCCCGACAACGTGTGCAAGCTATGAAGGAAACTCCGATTGATTTCAGATATCCTCCCAGTGCTCTCAATGTTGGTGGAAAACTTGTTGATGTGGATTGGAATGACTTCTATGATGATGACTTTAGTGGACCTGAATCTAGATCTAAGAAAAATATGAAAATTGGGCTTAAAACAAGTGGTGAAGCATTTGTTAATAAGCACGCTCTTCCAACATTTAATTCTGATAAAGCTCTGGTCTACGAAATGCTCAATGCTGACACTCATGTTGCACACGCAACTCACTCTTCTGGTTTTATTTTCTGTAATAGGCATTCTCTTGAAGGTGATCTCAAAAACTATAAACTCAGGGCTGCCCGTAAGGTCAAGGTAGCTTGTGACTTCTCTAAACTCTCCGAGGTTAAAAATGAACAAGTCCCCGAACAAATCCTGAAATCTATATATGGAGATTGCTTTTCTGTTGCCTCCACAACCCACGACACCTCCTACCCAATTATTTCTAAACAAGACTCTGAAAGATCTACTGAAGGTCTGATTATGCTTGCTAGTAAAACTGGTGTACGTCCTGGTCCATTTTCTGGTCTCAGGCATATGGTTAACACTGTGAATTCTGATTCAGGTTGTGGAATTTATATCCCTATCAATGGCAAATGGTTCTTACTTGGTATTCACTACGGATACATAACTGGAGATGTTGATGGAAAACCTATTAAGGCAAATGTAATGATTAGAATCTACAAGGACGAAAATCAAATTATCTGCAAATATCCTATTTCCTCTTCTTCTCACCCAGTTACTGCTACAGGTCAAGGAATTCGTTCTGTTGAAATTGTAATGACTCCCGAAAAGGATTTCTTTCCTGATGTCAGAGCCCCAAATCAATTCTATAAACGTGGTAAATACGCTCATAAAGGATCAAATAATGATTATATCAAGGATGTTGTGACTGACTACAATCCCAACTCTGATTTCTCTCTCTCTAAAACACAAGACAAACAAAAGGTACATGAATCCATCATGAAATACTCTCATTCTCCCGATTTCAATTTTGACTTTGATATCTTAATGCAAGCTTACTCCGAAGTCCAAGAATCTCTTTCCTGTCAAAAGGCATCAGTTATGGACCTCAAGACGGCTATCTCCCATGTTGATAAGACAACCTCTGCTGGATTCCCCCTTAATGTGCATTATAGAAACAAAGGTGAAGCTTTGGCTGATCCTCGTGTGTTGGAGTTATACCGTGAATATGTCAGACACCCTTATCCTACATATTATTGCTCTTTCCCAAAATCCGAAGTACTTTCCTACGCTGAGGCTGATAGGAAGGTTAGACAAATAGCTGCTGAATCTCTGGTCAAGGTTCTGTTATTCACTCAATTCTTCGGAAACGTCCATGAAAATCTCTATGATCTTCCCCCCTCTTCTGGTTTAGCACCCGGCATGGATCCACTTTCCACTGACTGGGCCTGTATTGCGAAACATCTCAAAAGGTATCCTTTCATATACAACATGGACTTCTCAAAATGGGATTCCACAGTGCCACCCATTCTCTTGTATTGCTCAATGTGCATTAAATTGAATCTTCTTAAGCATACTAATGACTTTATTGTTAATAGAGTCGCCTATATGTACAATGATCTCATCAATGGATTGCTCGTTGCTACGGATGGCACCGTTTATCAGAAAGATAGAGGTATGCTTTCTGGATCACATACAACTACAATCGACAACACTATTGTCAACATGCTCCTTCAACGTTATTCTTTATTGAAAAACCGTCTTACTGGTGATTTTGTGTGTTACGGTGATGATTGTACTATTGGTGTGTTTGTTGAAAATCACTCTGTTTTTACTGATACCTACATGGATTTTGGCTTCAAGGTGAAATTTGTTCACACTGGTTTTGAATTTATTGCTTTTAGAAACAAAGAAATCTGTGTAGATGGTACTGATGTTAATATTCCAATCTTTATGAATGTTGACAAAACTGTTGCCTCACTTTATGTAAACGACACTGATTTATCAAAGTTGTTTGCTTCTATTGACTCAATGAAGAGATTGTTCTTCACTTCTCCTGCTAATCTTTCACTCTGCTTTGCTCTTGAAGAGCGGTTCAATGCTGAATTCTTTGGTGCTCGTTCCATCTTCCCTTCTGGATTTTCTCTTGATGAATGCTGGTCGGCGCTTTTAGGATTTCTTCCAACTCAAGATTTTTTACAATGTTTTTATTCTGGAGTTCCTCAGCACAGTGTTTTATTCCCCAGACTTCAAATTTTTCCCGAGTGCTCTATAGGTAAGTCTAAAACCTCGGTGAATTATTTCAAACAAAACGCGGAACCGCTAACCTTCTCTTCTTCTTTCCCCCCTTCAATGTCTTCTTTAAAAAGAAAGACTAAGCCTCGCGCCAAGAATATCAAATCTTCTACTGACAAGTCCCAGGACAAGGCAATTTCTCAACTAAAATCTCCAGTTTCGGCTCTTAAATCAAAGGTCAATACTAAGGAAGAACTTTCTCTTAGTGACTACTGTGTCGACTATTGTGACTGTGTCTTGAACCCTTTCGGAAATGTCACTGGCAAAAAGGCTCTCATCCACCCATCAATTAGAAATTCAAGGAATGTTTATTGTGCTGATGTTTTCTGCACTTTTCTTGGCACCACTTCTACTGTTGGTGCTGTTCACGTTTGTCTACCTAACTCTACTAATGACACTCTTCTCAATATTGTCCATGGTGGGGACTGTTTCAACCCTGCATCTTCTCCAACTGGTTCAACTCAAATACCTGCTAAACAGGGTGTCTCTGATGTTGTAACTAGTGATGATAATGTAATGATACACTCTGTTGGACTGAAAGTGAATCCCATATCTGCCGACGACGACACTGCTGGAATTTTACAAGCCCGTCTCTCTGGCCGTAATCCTGAAAGTGCTGCTGATACTTGGACTACTTATGGTGTATCTTCTTGTGAACACCTGGGGCAGACTTATTCTTGTAAAGTTGGCTGCACCGTGCTCTCTCCCTACACAGGAAATGAAATCATCCCTTGTCCTGAACATTATTATGCCGATCTTGCTACAACGACCCTTCTCCCTGTTGTTGCCTTCAAAGGCATAGATGCTAACACTACTTTACTCATTCAAGCTCGTTTGGTGTTCTCTACAAATCATGACTCTACAAAGCTCACTCCTCCTCTCTCTGTCCCATATTGCAATCCCCAAGAAATTGAGTTTATTTCTGAACTTTGTTCAGAACAACGCGCCGATTGGGACGCAAAGGGGCAATCATTCAAATCTGCTTCCCAGAAAATC